CGACGTAACCTTGGCTTTGCCCTTGGTATGTGCCAGCAAGACCCTGCGCTTGCATGGCTTGATCTTGCGCTTGTTGCACCCGTGCCGCTGCCTCTGGTGACATCGTTTGCAGTAGACCCCGAGCTTGACCCGCTTGACCGGTCATCTGACTGAGTTCCGTAGATCGAGCGTCACCAATCATGCGCCCAGCTTCACTGGTAGCATTACGCAATTGATCATAGTAACCCTGCTGTCCATCTACACCTTGCGTAAACGCTGATACGTCACCTAGATTTAACCCTGTGTATGCTGGTCTGTTTTCAGCCTCAAACGCCATAGTGCCAGGCATTGATTGCTGGTATGCACCAAGCAACTTGTTAATATCCGCACCGTAATTAGCCTTTCCCTTGTTTGCCTTCGCCTCTGCCTTTGCTGCTTTTTTAGCCTGCTTGGTGGCTTTTCTTTCTTGCTTTGCTGCTTGATTAGCTTGCTTGGTAGCCTGCTTTGTTGCTTGATTAGCTTGCTTGGTAGCTTGTTTAGTTGCTTGCTTTTTCGCCATAATTTTTGTTAGGTTATAGGGTTACGCAGAGCGTATTAAGCAACCTGAGAAAAACGTGTCTGCACTGCCAATTCCTATAGTTGTTGCTACTCCGGCGTAAGCGTTAAGTTGAATAAAATCACCAATATCTAAATAAATTACATCAGATACAGCCGACCTATATGATCCTCCAACAACTTGTGTTCCAAATGAATGTTGAATATTATTTTTTGCTATTGATGCTAAAAATCCACTTGGTCCAACATTGCTAAATATCTGTCCTGAGACTAAATAGTATCCAGCAACTGTTGCAGTAAATTTATTACTTGCAAAATTAGAATTTGTATCAAAAACTACTGTAAGATTTACTGGCGTGTGTGTTTGAACTCCAATAGAATTATCTATAGTTGCCTTTGCCCTAAATGCTGGGCCTTTGCCTACAACATTGGGTGCAATCTTTGCTTGCGTAATATTAGCATCAAGAATCTTTGCGGTAATAACAGAATTATCAGCTAGCTCAAGTTGAGTAATGCCGCTTGTATTTACTCTTAATTGTCCAGATGAATTAATTGCAAGTGTTGTATTACTAAAAGCACTACTTGTAAACGTAGTCTGGTCGATCACGTTATTGAGCTTCGCACTTGTAACAATGTCCGTGGCAGTAAATGTGTATGTAGTGTCTAGTACTCCCATATTATTATTTTTGTGAAATGATTTGTCTATTGGTTACGGAACCCGCAACCATGATCGAGTGGATCTTTGGACTACCTTGAGTCCTGTTAAGTATTAAAGTTCCAGTAAAGCCCCGCACACCACCGATACGGCAACGGATAGTCGCAGTCTCAGCCTCGTTAGTCGTACTAGGCGTAAGCATACCACCGAGGAACGTAGACGTTGTGCCAATGGCAGCCGCAAAATCTGGGTCTTCAGCGGCAAACGAGATACTATACTCGCCAGTCTCGCCAGCAAGGTTTTGCATCTGTACTTGCGTGTCCGTAAAGCGTTTCCGATCTAAATTACCAAAGTTGTACCCACGGGATGTCAAAGATGCTGCAATCTGTGGGGTTACGATAGTTCCATCAAGGTTAGACACGCTTAACCTGTCATTGATTGACTCAGCAAACTCCATCTGGTGTAAACCACCGTTGCTTGTTACCGTGTATAGGTTGTTTCTAACCCCGCCAGAAGCAGTAATGTAGTCTGTGATGATAAATTGGTTGTTCCCATAGGTATCAATAGACTCCCAACCCTTATTTAGGAAATTATACACCAATACTGCGTTGTTACCAATGGCATCGTTAGCACCAGCAACGCTATCAAGCGGTACGGCAAGGAAATATCGGTTTTCAAAGTATACCGCTACGGATTTATCTGCTTTGTTTGCGTTAATCCTGTCAATATACGGTTGGATATTCTTGGAAAGCGGTTGATCCATGCCCCGTAGGTTGTAGTCATTAAGGAACTCAAGACCGTACACACCGTTGTCAGACAGGAAATACATAGCATTGCCTCGCATGACAACAGACTTGCGGGCTAAACATCCAATCTCAGAGGTTAGTTCTTTTACTGTGACATCAAGAAGACCTCCTTTAGACTCTTGAATTAAATGCAAGCTGTTTCGGTTCAAGACAACAAGCGAATCGTTGTAGAATCCATGCATAGCAACTACAAAATCCGCTGTGCCACCAGTAATACGAAATTGGCTCTCAATCTGGTCAAATGTTGTCGTATCCAGAATGTCTGAAACGGCTATTTCGTCTGCAATCTTGCGACTAACGTAAGTTGGACTATTGTAAGCCCCAGACTGATCGTAATAGTACGGAACCCAGAGCCTACGTTGGAAGTGAATCCCCCACGGCGCACCAGGCTGGTGCATAAATCCACCACCTACGCTGAACTTTCCACCAAATTCAACTGGGCTTGTGCTTCCACTTGCAGCAATGTTTGCAACTGGCGCAAAGAAACTAATGTTGGTTGCAGATGCGGAAGCTACTTGAAATTCTTTGTTAACAATAGATGAAAACTCAGGGATTGTACTTTCATAAATAACAATCACATCACCCGCAGAAATTGTTGTGTTGCTAGAAACCGTCAATGAAACAAGACCGCCAGAAACAACAACTTGGTTTCCATTTGAATTAAATACTTGTGGTTGAGTGTAAGCCCCGCCTGGAGACAAACTAAAGCCATCTGAAACAGTTGCAGCAGTAGTAACAAATGTTGTGTTTATAGATATGCCTGACGCAATGAATGTAAATGTGTCTTTACTGGTTACCGTATTGACAACGTATGTCCCGTTTGGAGGAGTTCCCGCAGTAAGCCCAGCAATGGTTATAGAAGAACCAACTAACAGTCCGTGTTCATGGACGTTCATGGTTACAACCGTACTCGGACTAGCCGTTGCATTAGATGATGCCGAGATAATAGGGCGGCCATTCGGATACCATTCAAGTGCTTGTTTGCCATCACGGAACAGCATAACCTTATCAAACACTTGGATCATGTCAGTAAACGCATCTACCGTCTGGGTTGGTGGGTAGGTAATCGTAGTTACCGCATAAGTATCAAGGTCAATCTTCTTAGCAACGGTATCCAGTGCTACAATAACGTACTCCTTGGATTGCTCGTTAGGGTTACTAAACAAGCAGGACGCACGGACGTTGCCAGCAGCAGAGTCGTTGATTGGAGTCTGTGAAAGCGTACCATTAACATCGGATACAGTTGTAATTCCAGCAACGGTGTAATCCAACCTGTTTGCATCAAAATAAGTCAGTTGGAAGTTTCCATTAACTGCGGCATCTAGCCCAGAAATCGTAGCCATGCCAGTTGTTCCAGCCGCATACCCATGACCCGTAACGGTAATCCGAATAGTTCCCGTAGTGGGAACTGTTACAGCATCAATTGCTCTTGAGGTAGATGTAATAACCTCAGTTCTTGGGGTAACAGCAGATACGGTGTATGGTGTAACACCACCAGCAAGTGAGTAGGTAATACTGTTTGTAGCGGCAGTAGTAGCCGTAAACACTCCGTTTGGATCGCTCCCAGCAGTGTAAATAATCCCTTGGATATTCAATGTTGCTCCATCACTCAACCCGTGATTAGAGGCCGTTGTTAGTGTAACAACCCCACTAGTCACAGTAGCATTAGTAATCAGCACACTTGTACCAACCAGCAGGAACGGCAACTGCAATGGGTTACCACCAGATACCAGCGCACCCGTCCTGCTCTCGACGCTCTTCCTCGGCTTCCAGTACCCCTCCATGCGCCCGTTAACGCTCTCCCTTACCTCGGTAAGTAACAACTGGTTTAACTGGTCACGCAGGTTAACACTATTAAACGCCTTGTCGCCATCACTGGCAATCGCGTCATCTAAACCACCCGTTGACCTGTATTGACTCATTCGTAGTAGCAGATTGCTTGGGAACTAGCACCTTCAATAATTACCTGAGTAAACACCCCATTAAGAACCGTGCCAGCAGCAAGCACACCTAAACTAACGGATATTGGAGTACTAGTATTATCAATTATATTTGGGGAATTAATAGTTACCATACCA